AAGATGAATTGTCGCTGTCTTGGCTGGCGGTGGGCGACAGCTACTTTGAAGGCTCGGGGGACGGCCCGGTTCTCAAAAACGGTTACACAATGGCGCACTGCGCCCGCGAGCTGGGCCTGCCTTATCCGGTGCTGAATGCGGCAGGGGGCACTGGCTTCTTGCAGACAAACGGCAGCCAGAAAAACTACTTGGATCGCCTCAAATTGGTGGAGACTGAGTACAAGGCACGCGCTTTCAAATTCGCATTTGTATATGGCTCGGGCAATGACCAGACCCCGACTGTGAACGGCGCATACAGGCAGCGTGTATTTGACACTCTGGCATACCTCCGTACGCTGCTGCCCTCTCCGCAGACGCCAATTTTTCAGACGCTGGTGATCAGCCAGACGGGTAACGTCGATGCCACGATCACCCTGCGAAATGATGAAATTAAAGCGGCGGTGGCGGCACTGAACGACCCGTACATCTACATCATTGCCATGGATGCCAGTGCGCCGGGCGGTATCTCTCCGATCAATTCTCGGAACTTGAATTCGCACATCGGTGCGTTGCAGGGGCACCCGATGGAATACGGCTCTATGTACCTGGGCAAGTATTTCGCACAGCAGATCAAACGCATTGCGTTGGCAGCATGACCCGCCCCCTCACCCTGGCCCTGTGGGGCTGTGAAGCATGACCACCCCCCAAGCCTATCGCCGTCTGTTTGAAGACAACGCAGACGGCGCCGCAGTCCTCGACGACCTCGTGCGTCGATTCTCTCAGCCCCAGGTGAGCGCCGGGGGCATTGACGCAGTGCTCAAGACGTACGAGCGCGGCGGCATGCGCAAGGTGCTCGATTACATCCTGGGTCAGATCAACCAAGCACATGGAGTGCCTCACGATGATGTTCAAGAAGACCTCGACATTGATGGATGACGCAGCCGGTGGCGCCCCTGGTGGTGCTGCTCCTGCTCCTGCTCCGGTAGTAGCGGCTCCTGCTCCGGTAGTAGCGGCTCCTGCTCCGGTAGCAACGCCAAGCCCTGCGCCAGCACCAGCACCAGCGCCCGCCTCGGTGATGTCTGGTGGCGCCGCCCCCGCTGCACCTGAAGCCTGGAACGCCCCCGACAAGTACCTTGTCAAGAACGGCGACGAGGTGGATTGGCAAGCCACGGCCAAGAAGATCGACGAGGGCCGCTCGCACCTTGAAAAGCGCATGGGCTCTGGCGATGTGCCGCCTGCTGATGTGTCGGGCTACAAGATCGAGGTGCCTGCCGATTACGCCGAAGTGTTGGCCGGCTGGGATCCAGCTGCTGACCAGTCGCTCAAGGGCTTCCTTGAAAAAGGCCACAAGCTGGGCATGACCCAGGGCGTGGCCGATCTGGTGGTCGCTGAGTATGGCCGCGTGATGGCCTCGATGAAGGGTCAGCAACTCACGCCCGAGCAGCAAGCCCAGCAAGCCGAAGACGCAGCAGCCAAAGCGCTGGGCGAAGTCTGGAAGGATCAAGGCGAGTTCGACAAGAACGTGGGCTTGGCTTACCAGGCAGGCGTCAAGATGGCCGCCAAGCTGGGCGTGGACTATGCCGAGTTCGATGCGGCGCTGGGCAACAACCCGATGTTCTTGCGCTTGGCTGCAGCCCTGGCGCCTGAGATGGGCGAGGACACACCACAAGGCACCGACGCAACGCCCGGTGACTCCCTCGATTGGGATGCCAAGCGGGCCGAACTGGTGGCCCAGCGTGATGCACTGCCCGCCAGTGATCCGCGCCGGGCTCAAGTGGTCAAGCAGATCAGCGATCACTACAGCAAGCGCTACAAAGGCTGATCCCTCAAGCGCCACCCTCAAGGCCCGCCACTGTGCGGGCTTTGTCGTTTCTGGTCTGGATTCCTGACCGGCAGCAAACGCACAGTGCATCCATTGAGGCCCGGTCTGGCAGCCGGACACCCTCACAAAGATGCCCGTAGCCGCCGACCTGTAGCCGGGTCACGCGCCACGACAGCAGGCCCGGCCCGAGTGGCTGGACACCCTGAACGGCGACTCATCACCCCCTTCAGGAGAAAAGACCATGTCTCTCGCAAACCCCACCGTTGCCTTCAAGCAGCAGTTCCACGACACCTACCGCGATGTCCTGGCGCAGCGCGAATCCCGCCTGATGCCTGCGTCCATCGACCGGGGCATGATCGACGGCGCCAGCTTCACGATCAATGGCCTGGGCACCACGGAAATGAAGCCCGTGACTGGCCGTTATCAGGACAAGAACCCCCAGACCCTGGACAACAGCACCCGCGTTGTCTACATGAGCGACTACGACGCCATGATCGTGGTCGATGGTTTCGACATCCCAAAGCTGTCCGCCGATCCCTCGTTCAAGTACCCCGGCTTGCTGGCCGATGCCTCGAACCGCCTGAAAGACAAGGTGCTGTATCGCGCCTTGCTTGACCCTGTCGTGTCCAAGACTGGCGAGAACGCATTCAGCACGGTCTCGATGCCATCCAGCCAGATCGTGGTCGCTGGCGGCACGGCGTTCACCAAGGCCAAGGCCATCTTTGCCCGCTCGCTGTTTCGCAAGAACGAATGCGACAACAACAACGGCGAAGAACTGTTCATCGCCTACGACGACAACATGGTGCGCCAGATCCTGAGCGACAACCAACTGACATCGTCGGACTTCATCGCCACGCAGATGCTGCAAAACGGTGAGATCGCCAAGAACTGGCTCGGCTTCACCTGGATTCCTTACCAAGCTCTGGACAACGGCGCAGGTGGCTCCAGCGAGCGCCGCACCGTGGCATGGGCCAAGTCGGGCGTCGAAGTGGGTGTGGGCATCAACTTCAAGACCGATGTGTCAGAGAACAAGGCCAAGCGCGGCCACCCCACCGAGGCCTATGGCTGGCTGTCCATCGGTGCGGGTCGCAACGACGAAAAGAAGGTGGTCGCCATCGACTTCCTGACCGCCTGATCTGGCGCCTGAACCAAACCTCGAACACTGAAAGGACACCATCATGGCTGTCGTTACCGTCAAGTCGTCCCGCATCTCGGGCCGCGATTCCACCCCACCCGCCAAGGGTGGCCTGACCCTCGGCCCTCGTCGCCTGTATGACGATGCGGCCACAGTCGAGATCACCAACGGCGACTCGATTGCTTCCAAGTACGTGCTGGCCACCGTGCCTTCGCATGCTTCGATGCGCGAGCTGATCGTGCTGAACGATGCAGTGACCTCTGCCGCCGCCGACTTTGGCATCTACCGCACCACCCAGGACGGCGGTGCCGTTGTGTCGGTGGCGCTGTTTGGCTCGGCTGTCTCGCTGGCATCGGCCAACTTGACCGGCACCAACGTGCTGCACGAGTCGCTCACCTTGGACATCGCCAAGATCGAGCAGCCCTTGTGGCAACTGGCTGGCCTCACCGCCGACCCCTGCATCGATTACGACATCGTGGCCACGCTGACCGCAGCAGCCACCGCGTCGGGCACCTTGACTGTGCGCACCACCTACGCGCAGTCCAACTGATCACCGCAGTGCAGCAGCAACTTGGGGAGCTTCGGCTCCCCTTTTTTGATGGAAGGAGGCAATCATGGCCACCAGCGTTTCGATCTGCTCCAAGGCTTTGCTGATGCTGGGGGATAAGCCCATCGCATCTTTCACCGAGGGCACCAAAGGGGCGACACTGGCCTCGAACCTCTACCCGGATGAGCGCCGCGCGTTCTTGCGTGCTCACCCCTGGAATGTGGCCATTGCACGCGTGCAACTGGCACCCCTGGCTGATGCTCCGGCCTTTGGTTGGCGCGCCGCCTTCTTGCTGCCCAATGACTGCCTGCGCGTGCTTGATGTGCAGTTCGGCAGTGCATCGATCGAACACAAGATCGAGGGGCGCAAAGTCATGGCCGACGCCTCGGGCATCAATCTGACCTACATCGCCGATCTGGACGAAGACCAGTGGGATGCGGCCATGGTCAAGGCGATGACCACGCGCATGGCAGCCCTCATGGCCTACGCCATCACCGCTTCGGCCTCGCTGGCTGACGCGATGGATCAGGCCTCGGTGCGCGCCATCAAGCAGGCCAAGAACTTGGACGGCCAAGAGGGCACACCCGACAGCATCGACGACGACCCGCTCATGCAGTCGCGCTATTCGGGCGGGGGGTTCTGACATGCCCAAGATCACAGCCGTTCAAACGAATTTCACCTCGGGCGAGATCACGCCCAAGATGCGCTCGCGCATGGATGTGCAGCGCTACAACGCAGCCGTCGAGATCATGGAAAACGCCTGGCCGAATATCCACGGCGGGTTCTCCAAGCGCTGGGGCACGCACTTTCACGCAGCCGCCAAGTACCCAGACCGCAAGGCCCGCCTTGTGCGCTTCGTGGTCAGCCGCACCGATGCGTACTGGCTGGAGTTCGGACACTTTTACATGCGGGTGCACAAGGCTGGGGGTGTGGTCGAGTCTTCGCCCGGTGTGCCGTTTGAGGTGGCCACGCCGTACACAGAGGCCGTGCTTGATGCGCTGGACTTCTGCCAAGGCGCCGAAACCATGATCATCTGGCACCCCGACTATGAGCCGCGGCGCTTGCGTCGGTTCTCTGATCTGCGCTGGGTGCTCGATGGCGCGCCGTTCTCGCCTGCGCCCTTTGGCGAGGTGGGCTCTCGTTTGAGCGCAAGCCTGACGCTCAGCAACAAGACCGTGGGCGCAGGCCGCACAGCCAATGCCGCGGGCTCGGTGTTCCTGGCCTCTGATGTGGGGCGGCAAATTTGGTGCGGCCCAGGCTCGGCCACGATCACGACCGTCAACAGCAGCACCGGCGTGACCGTAAATGTCGATGTGGAGTTTGATGCCGCATTCATGACGGCGGACACGTGGAGCCTGGCCATGTCGCCGCAAGCCTCTTGCACACCCAGCGCGACCGGGCCCGTGGGTGCCAGCATCAACCTGACCTTGTCCGCCGATGGGTGGCGCCCGATCAACTACGGCAACCATGTGGTCATCAACAATGGCTTGGTGCGCATCACGGGCATTTCATCGGCAACGGTGGCCACGGGCGAAGTGTTGGCGCCCTTGACCACCACGACCGCAGCAATCGCCAACGCCTGGAGTGTGAACCCTGCCGCCTGGAACAGCTACGACGGCTACCCAGCAACCGGCACCTTTCACGCCCAGCGCTTGCTGGCAGCCGGCACACGATCGAACCCGCAAACGATCTGGGGTTCGGCAGTGGGCAGCTTCTTCGATTTCCAGCTGGGCACGCTCGATTCGGACGCCTTTGCCTTTGAGCTTGCCACCGATGACGTCAGCCCCATCTCTTACATGCTCTCGATGGAATCCCTGGTGGCGCTGTCGTTCGGTGGCGAGTTCACCATCGATGGCGGCGTCGAAAAGCCCATCACGCCCACGAACGTGCGCGCCAAGCCTCGCAGCACTCGGGGGTGCGCCCAGGTTCGCCCGGTCAAGATCGGCACCGAGGCACTGTTCGTGCAGCGCACCGGCAAGCGCGTACGGGCCGCAGCGTTTCAAGATTCGACCGATGCCTGGTCAGTGCCAGACATGAGCATCGCGGCCGATCACATCACGGCGCCGGGCATCGTCGGTCTAACCTGGCACGAGGAGCCCGGCACGCTCTTGTTCGCTTGGCGCAAGGATGGCGCCATCGCTTCGTGCACGTTCGACCGCGACCAAGATGTGACCGGCTGGGCTCGCCAGTTGTTCGGCGGCGGTGTGGTCGAGTCAGCAGCCACGATCCCGGCTGACGATTCGGACATGACCATGATGATCGTCAAGCGCCAAATCGGTGGCGTCACCCGGCGCTATCTGGAGCGCTTTGACCCCCAGGCTTACACCGACAGCACCATCGCAGGTGAAGTCAGCGGCACAGCCACGCTCTGGAGTGGCCTGGATCACTTGGAAGGCCAAACCGTGGCCATCCGTGCTGATGGCATCCCCCAACCCCAGCAGACCGTCACAGGTGGCGCCGTCACCTTGGCGCGCCCTGCCACCACGGTGGAGATCGGTTTGCCCGTGGCCATGCGCGTGAAGCTGCTCCCCCCTGAAGTCTCGGGCGGCTCTGGCGTGGTCAAAGGCTCAGCGGTGCGCGTGAACAAGGTGCTGATCGATGTGCTGGAAACCATCGGCCTGACCATCAACGGCGACAAAGTGGCATTCCGGCAGGTGGGCACAAGCCCCATCGGCACACCCATCGAGCCCTTCACTGGCATCCATGAAGTCATCGGCCTAGGCTGGGACAAGGGCGGCGGCGCAGTGGAGATCACGCACGACGACCCCTTGCCTTGCACGGTGCTGGCTGTGGTGCGTCAAGTCACGGTGAACGAGGGTTGACGATGGCGCGCATTGAAATCGTCCCCGGCTCGCTTGCCCAGGTGCACCAGATCATCGACGAGTTGCGCGAGATCGACCGCATTGAATTGACCATCACCAGCGGCAACCCTGGCGCGGCGATCCTGGCAGGCTGGGAGCAGTCTGCATACCGGCGCGTGGTGCTGGTCGATGAATCGCCCGCGGCGGTGTATGGCGTGGTGCCTACCCCCTTGCTCGCTGATGGCAGCGCTGCACCCTGGATGGTGGCCACGCCAGCGATTGAGCAAGTGTCGCGCGAGTTCCTGCTCTCGTGCCCCAAGGAAATCGAGGCGATGCGCCAAGGCTTCACTGACCTGCGCAACGCCACCCACAAGGACAACACCACATCCATCAACTGGCTGCGCTGGCTGGGCTTTCGCGTGAGTGATGAGCCCGTCGGCCCTGGTGGTGTCCTGCGAATGTTTTCAATGCTGGGGCTGCCCAGCGCGGAGGTGAAGCATGTGTGATGCGATATTTGGGCCGGTGGCATTGATGGCCCTGGCTGCAGGTGGCGGCGTAATGTCTGCCGTGGGTGGCATGCAAGCGGCCAACGCCCAGGCAGACGCCCAGGAGGCCCAAGGCAAGGCCATGGCCCAGCAAGCAGGCCAGCAGCAAGACGCAGCCAACGCCCAAGCCGAGCGCATCCGTGCAGCAGGCCGGCGCCAAGCAGCCGAAGCGCGGGCAGCCGCTGCAGCCGGCGGCGTGTCGGTCGATGCTGGCACTCCGGTGGTGATCAACCAAGAGATCACGCGGGCCAGTGAGCTCGACGCCCTCAACACGATCATCAGCGGCGGGCGCGAATCCACGGCACTGACCACCGAGGCCGCGAACATGGGCTCGCTCGCAGGCGCGACACGCAGCGCAGGCAAGACGCAGGCTTTTGGCACGTTGATGTCGTCGGCTGGCTCGGTCATCTCTGCATCGGGGTGGCGCTCCAACGGGCCGGGCTTCTCTGGCACCCAAAAGGCCGCACCCATCGTCAACCGTTCGTTCTGAGGGGTAGAGCATGCCAACCATTCCCATGGGCAACTTCGGCCAGTCGGTCATTCAGCCGGGCCGTGCACCTCGCGTCAGTGGCGTCGAGGCTGGGCAGATCACAGGCAAGGCCATCGCAGACTTGGGGCAGGGCGTCGCGCAGATGGCCACAAACCAAATCGCGGACGAAACCAAGCAAGGCATCGAGGCTTTCAACCGGGACGCGCAGACCACGGCGGCTCGCGTTCGCATCACCACGACCAACAACCTCGAAGATGCAGCCGATGCCCTGGCGCTCGACATCAAGACTGGCAAGGTCGACAAAGCCAAAGCCCTGGGCGAGTGGCAAGCCCGCCATGCTGCCGTGCTCGATGGCGCATTCAATGGCGTGGACGACCGATACAAGGGCGTCATCCAAGCCGAGATTGACGGGTTTGTGCAGCGCAAAGGCTCGGTGATTCGCCAAGCCGTGACGGTGCGCGACCAGGAAGACACGCGGGCCAACCTGATGACGCTGGGCGATGAATACCAGCGCATGGCCGTGAAAGATCGCCCCAAGGCCATGGCCGAGTATTTCGCCCAGATCGATGCCATGGGGCCAGCAGCGGGCATGGGGCCTGATGACATCACCAAGGCTAAGCAAGGTTTCCGCGAGGGCACTGCCTACACGCAAGCGACAGCCTTGGTGGGTGCTGCGCGTGACTTGGCCAGCGTGCAAAAGGCTCGGCAAGCACTGGCCTCTGACGCCTTCGCCGATGTTGATCCTCAAAAGCGCGCAACACTTGAGGCCTCGCTCGATGGCCGCAAAACCACCATGCTGCAGCGTCAAGCCATCCTTGAGCAGCGCGCGGCGGCCCGAGCACAAGTGGCGCTGAGCCACGCCCAGGCTGCATTCACCGCCTCTCAAGCCCGCGTTGATGCGGGCATCCCCGACAGCCCCGAGCAGGTGGCGCTGACCACGCAGGCGCTGGCCGGGACGCCTTTTCTGGACACCTACCGGCAACTGCAGACCCGAGCGCGTGAGATTGGCGGCTTCGGTGCTCAGCCCATCGCGGCACAGCAGGGCGCCCTGGATCAAGTCAATGCCCAGATCGCCCAGCAAGGTGCAAGCGACAGCCTCATCAAGCGCCGCGACGCGCTGCAAAAGGTGCTCGACGCTTCCAAGCGCGACTATGGCGAGGACGCACTGCGCGCAGGTTTGCAGCGTGGCGTGATCGATGCACTACCTGCCATCGACATCAGCAGCGCGGACAGCCTCACGCGCTCCATTGGTCAGCGCCTGCAGGCTGCGCAGATCGTGCAGACCCGAGCAGGTCGCCCGGTGTCGCCTCTCACGAATGACGAAGCCATCCGACTTGGTGGCATGCTTCAATCCTTGCGCTCGGAGGATAAGGCGCAGGAAATTTCCCTGTTCTCTCAGGCTGTCGGCACCGAAGCAGCACAAGCGGTGGCAATGCAAATCAGCAAGAGCGACAGGCCGCTTGCGCTCGCCATGGCTGCTGGGTCAGCCCGCACGACTGGCGCGACAGACTGGCTTGGATCTCAAAGCATCGCGCCGCGCCCTGTCTCGACTTTGATCCTCAAAGGCCAGCAGGCAATGAGAGACAAGGGCATCAAAGATCAGGACGCGCCAACAAAAACGCGGCAACTCATTGCCGCCGAGTTGGGGGATGCACTGTCCGGCAAGACTCGCGATGACGTCATTGAGGCGGCAAGCCTGATCTACAT